GTTTTATCTGATTCTAATACTGCACCATTGTCTTTATAGACACGAATTTTAAGATTAGAAAACTCCAACATGTAAGTTTGAGTAGTAGAAAATTCAAAAGGAATAAGTCTGGATTTGCTTGAGCTGTTTGCAGTTTCCGCAACAAAACTTGTTCCTGGTCTTCTTGCTGCAGCACCATGAGGATAAACAATTAAGTTTTCTAAAGTCTTACATCCTGAGGCATACTTAGTAAGATCATTGCGACCATCTAATCTGGGAGATAATTCTCCACCTGTAAAGTTGGTAAGCTGTACCGCAACTCTAGCCATAATTTAAAACCTTGAGTTGATAAAACTACCAGCGTCAATAGCGTCTGCCATACCTAGGTCGTGAGATACATTTTGACCTTCTGTAGAATCTACAAATCTAGCGTCTCTTAATTTAGATTGAAATAAAGTATACATATTTTGTGCAACAGGATTAGAGGAAGTAACTCCATAAGCAATGTCTGCACCTAATGCGGCAGATAATGTTTCTCTTAATAATTCATCATACTCATTAGGATCTGTAATTCTTCCAACATATAGAATCTTCATAGTAGATGTATTGCTTAGTATTTTTCTACCTTCTACCCTGTAGTTTGAATCGTAATCTAAAATAACTAATAAGCGTAAGCAGTCAGCAGGTAAGGTGTATTGATAACTAAACCCCCATGCTGGTGTAGCTGTGTCTGCAGCTAGTTCTAATCTTTTTTGTAAACAGTTCCAGGGATGAGATCTAAACAAAGCATCTCTTACTTGAGTGTATCTTGCATTACAAAGTCTGGCGTTTTTTGAATCTTCTGTTAAGGAAATAATGGTTGTAGCTCCTAACTGATTTAATGCTCCATTGCAGATTTGAACGACTGATGCCATATTATTCCTTTATAATGTATTTGCGTCTTATTTGTCTATTCTTTTCTAACGCAAAAATTTCTTTTTCGGTCTTTTCTTCTTTAGCATCAAATCCAAAATGATACTTGGTATCATGTTTAAATCTATCTACTAGCACGTACCTATATACATAATTGTCTTTTTTAAAATGTAATATAGATTTTAAATCTTTGATCTTATTCATAAGAAGATGGGGGATTACTCCCCCACCTACTAAGTATTATTAGTCTTTAACGTATAGCATTTGCAACTGAATAGTACCAGTACCATTAGCACCACCAAGGGTGACTGTAACTGGAATACCATCTTCGTCAGCATCAACTACACTGTTTCTACCTAAAGCCATAGTATCTGCTGCATCAACTGTTGCCGCAGAAGTTGAAGCGGCTGCTGCTTTGTATTCATCAACGTCAAGCGTTACCGCTGTTCCTGATGAGTCATTGTAGCCTCCGTGTCCAACTGATATAGTGGTACTTGCCGCAAGAGCGTCATAACTTACTGATCCGCTCAAGATTCTTGCACCATTAGGTATGTAGAACATAGTAATAGTAGATTGTTCTGCAGCTGCTTCATATTCAGCAAATGCAACTCTCACTCTACCTGCTAGTTCGTTGGTATCAACCTTTTGAGAAGGTACACCAGCTATTTTCGCATATTGTATTGAGTTAGCCATATATATTTATCCTCCTATTACGCTTCCACGCATGTTATACCAAGAACTTTAGCTTCTTCCATTCTAGTAGCACCAATGCTTTGGCAGTAGTACACTTGAGTGGCATAAGATTTGTCAGCTCTTTCGTCAATTCTAGCGGAAATATCTTTTCCGATACCTAGAGCTATTCCATCTTGTGCGAAGGCAATACAAAGTCTGTCATTACCAGATTTTGTAAGTCTATTGGATGTTATAAAGTTAAAACCTAGGAACGTGTTAATTTCACCATGGACCAATGCTTTGATCGTGTTGAAATCAGAACTCGTTACTTCGGTTGTGCCAAGTAAATCAGCTATCTGCTCAGGACTTACAATGATGTGTCTAGGGATTGAAGGATCAACATCAGCTAAATCAAAAGTCTGCTTAGCAGTTCTTAATTTACCGATAGTTAAACCTGTAGCTCCACCAGCGATTGCAGTTTGTGCAGAAGTTGAAGTTGAACCAGTTTCACCTGTGTAGGCTGTACCAGTTGCAGCGGCGATAATCACATCGTCTATAGCTCTACCCATTGCCATTGCAGCAGCTTGAGCGTAAGAAGATGTTGGATCAATCAAGAGACGTACTTTGTCTTGTTGATCAATCAGATCAGCATATTCATAATCCGCAAGAGATACTCTTCGTCTTGAGTGAGGTGTATCTATTTGTGGAGTGTCTGAATGTCTGCTAGTTTTTAAAACTGCAGTTACTGCTCCGACTTGATCAAAGAAAGCATTTTTTCCTACAACGCTTTCAAGTCTGACCTTGTCTCTTAATAATGATCCCATTTGTTGGGATAGCATTTGAATGTTAGCAGAATACTGCTGAACAAATGCTGTAGTTATTTGTGATGACATATTTGTCTCTCCATTATTAAAGTTAAATATTAATAACCCACATGGTCATTAATAAAAATAAAACAGAAAGGTTCTCCACCAAAAAAATTGATAGGCATTTCTTGCATTTTAGGTCTGTTAGACCGCAGTCTATTCCTTGCTGTCAGTAAGGTTCTTGCGAATTGTCTTACCTTTAACCCATTTATAATAAATATCTGCAGTTGGCAAGGGATTTGTTTTCTGGTTCTCAGAGCCAGATTCCTTTACCAACCGCAGTATTGCTAATCTAATTTCTTGATCGTTTAGATTACTGTTTTGCATGTAACATTTCTCTTAAGGTATATACTTGCTGAACCATTTTATCATGGTCTGGGTGTTGTTTGTTCCAGTAAGGACTAGTTCTATCGTTAGTCATAGTAGCAATCTCATGCTCAAGATCTTTCATGGTATCTACATTTTCACTTTCTGTAGAAATCATTTTATCTTCAGAGAGCATACTAGCAATTTTTGCAAATCCTTTTATGATTTCTGGATGATCTCCTACTCTTGTACCATTTTGTAATTGCATATCTAAAACTTCTGGATTGATATTAGCTTTAGCTAACGCACCTGCTAGTTTTACTTTACCATCAAAGTCTCTACCCCACTCTTGTCTTAACTGTTGTTCAGATTGAACTTGAGCAGTTTCTGTATTAATCCTTGATTGTTGTGCAGTTCCTTCCATATTATTTTTATAGAAGTCTAAAATTCCTTCAGCCTGTTTATTATTTAAACCTAGCTTATGGGATTGTTCTGCAAATGATTTGATTGCACCTTCGTCAAAAGAAACAACATCTGATTTAATATTTAATTTATATTGATCTGGCGTTTCTGGTCTACCTAATTTTGAATAGACTTCACTCCACTGATCATCTGTTGAATTATTATTAGGAATAACTACTTTATCCTGACCAATCATTCTAGTTGCGTTGATATAGCTTTTTGCTAAAGCATCAATCTCAGTAAATTTTTCTATACTGGGATCTTTTCTAAATTCTTCACTAATGGAGTCTTTCCAAGAAGAAGCTATAGGTGTGTCTGATTTTGCAACTGTTCTAGGTGTTGCTATTGAGGCTGGGGTTTCTGTAGATGTTGTCGCTGATTCTACAGGCGAAGCAACCTGCTCCGTTATCTGTTCGTTTGACATTGTTATTTTCCTTTTTCATTTTCATTTTGCAGCATAGATTTAATAAATAAAAGAACGCTGCGTTGTCCTTCCATATAAGCACTTTCATGGCTATCTCCTTTAATATTAGTAGTAGCATGGTAGTGGCATCTCTTTTCTAAATCAGATAAGACTTCTTTGCCTTCCTCTGTATTGAATATAAATGTGTAATTCTTTTTTAATTTTCCGATGAATTGTTCTAACTGTTTACTGTCTTCCATAGTAGTTCCTTTCGTTTTTTTTATTATTCTGGTTCTTGATTAACAAGAGCCTGTGCTTCCGCAGGTAATGCTTTTGCTAATGGTGCTATTGCTCCTCCAGCTTGTGCCACCTGTTGCATCTGCTGCATTTGTTGTGCTTGTTGTGCTTGTTGTTCCTTCTGTTGTCTTTCTGAATTAACTTGAGATTGAGATTTTAATATTTTTTGTGGAACACCTACAATCTCTGCTAAGTGTCTTACTAAGTTATCAAAATTAACATAATCAAATACAGGAGCAACATTAGCAAGTGATCCTAAAATTTCTATAGCTCTCATAATAGAATTTAGTTCTGAGGATTTTTGTGCTTTAGCTAAAGGAGAAACATATTCAATTTCTACATCTCTACCTGATAAAAAATCTGGTGCTTGTGGCAACATGTTAGCTCTTAATAAAATATTAAATACTCTATCAATTAATGGCTTTAATAATTCAGATTGAAGTCTACCAAGAACTGGTCCTAGTAATCTCATTTTTTCTTCGTTTCTTTGGATGACTTCTGTTGCTGTCATTTGAGGACCATTCTGCATCATCAACTGATTTACATAAAACACAGAACGAATAGAGTTTCTTCTTTGCTCTTCCATATTTAATCCTAATGGATTATTTGCACCAATGTTTAAAGGTTCAATTCTATCCCTAGTTCCTGAACGGTAAAAATTTAATCCACCAGGTACAGTCCGTACAGGTAATAAAAATCCATCATCAGGGACTAGTAAAGGAGGATCAACTTGTTTCTGAGCTGCTTTGATCGTTGTCTTAGACATTTCATTTAACATCTTTACATCAGGTAAAGCAGTCATCGCAGGAGATCTTCCATAGATTTCGTTAGACGCTTTTAAATAGCGAGGTACTACAAAGGGAAATTCTTTAAATCCAGAAACAGATAATTCATTCCCACTTTTGTATTCTATATACACAGACTCAAATGGCATATTAACTTTATCTTTTTTCTTAGGGTTGAAATCAGATCTTGGGTAAAGTGCATGTATCAATTCTATTTCTTGGTAAGGATCTTTTTTAGACATGGCTAAAACATCTGGAGAAACTTTCTCTCCAAATTTTTGGATCGCACCTCTAGCAGAAAGTTTAAATCTTCTGTAAACTGTATCTACTCTTCCTTTGTCATTCTCTGCAATAAATACTTCATTGATATGTCTAGTTGAAAATTTAACTAAATCTTCTTCATCTTCTTCCACAAACATAGTGGCTGTACCAAAGGTAATTAGATCATGGTACAATTCAAAAATCTCTTGTTGAAAATTAGAACGATTGAACGCAGTGTACATAACTTCTGTTGCAGCTTCTAACCAAAGTTTCGCCTCATCTTCATTGTCTATGTCTTCATCTTTAAAGCGTAAAGTAAACCAGGGGGTAGAGGGATTAGTCATCATACCATGTAAAGAAGCCGCAAGTAATTCTACTGCTTGAATAGGAGAAGAATCAAAAATCATTTCATTTCTTTTATCTCCTCTTGCTCTTGTCTTAGTTACATCTGCTTTTCTTGGCATCATATAATCTGCTACTTCTTGCCAATGAGTTTCCCATGTAGCTCGTTGAGCTTGTAGTTTGTCAAACCTTGATAATAAACTTTTAGTTAAATCTGTTTTTGCCATTATGATCCTAGTAGACTTTTCTTACCTAGTGTTGCGTCTCCTTCTACTCCTGCGGTACTAGTAAGGATGGTAGCACTTCTGCCTTTTCTTTTATTTTTAATACTTGTTTCTAAATTACCATCTGCATTAGCTGCTTCACTTTGCGAAACTTCTGCTATGGTTGGTGATACAGGTTTTATAATTCCTGCTTGACTTGCCATTTGTACTGGTTTTCTAAAAGCTGAACCCATTAATGTGTTTCTCTAGTTAATCCAGACACAGTTTCTTTTTTAGTTCCTTCTTTTTTAATTACTTGTTCTGGTTTTAAAATTAGTATTTCTTTTTCTACAACATCTTCTTTAACAGTGGTGGGTACTATTTTTTCCTCTTTTAGATTTATAGCCTTTTTTGCAAAATTAAATATTTTTTTAATGCTCATATTATGATCCTAGTAAAGTTTTCTTACTTGTTGTTAATTGATTTAATACTCCATAGCTAGATGTTTTTATTGTAGATGATCTTCCAGAACGCATTTGTGATAAACCTATAGAAGCATATTTTTTTTTAGGAACTTTATTATTTAATAATTTTGATTTAGATGTTTTAACATCAGATATATAAGGAGATGATTGATTTATTGTATTATCAGATTTTAGTACACCTTTTAATTTTGCAAGAGGAATAAAAAATGTTTCAATCGGATTTGCCATATTATGATCCTAATAAAGTTTTCTTTTCTAACTCTGCATCGCTAGTGTCCCCTAATGGTCCTGTTAGGATTGTAGACTTTCTGCCTTTTCTTTTTCTCTCTACTGCAGCTTGTTCATCTGCAATCTTTTGCTTCTCTGCAGCACTCAGCTCCGCTGAAGGAGGTTCAGGCAAAGGTTGAACTGGAGGTAGAGACGGCATCTTTGGTGATAAAAAACCCATATTTATATAATCCTATAATCATTATCTGCTACATTTTGTGGAGCAGTTTGTCCAGTATTAATTTCTTGTAGTCCCACAGCTAGATACCTCATGGCATCACAAGCATGGGAACTCCAGTCATGTACAGGCTTAGATCTAAACATTCTATTTTTATCTATGTACTTCCTGTGATAATGTCTTAACGCATCTATTAGTTTTTTGCAATGGTCTGTATCTATCCAACATCTGGGTAAGGTCATTAAGGTAGCATGTATTCCATCTTCTAGTGGAATCTTAGGAACAACTTTAAATCTAATTCCT